GGACTCGTCCTGAATGCGCCGCATCTCATTGGCATGCAGCACCTGACGGGCACGGTCACTGTCCTGGCGCAGTTGGTCCTCATCGCGCCAGCGGCGCTGGACCGCGTCCCGCTCATCCTGAATGCCGCGTTGCTCGAGCGCCTGACTGCGCTGCCGCGCCCGGTCCTGATCCTGCTGACCGCGCTGATCGAGGGTCTGACTGCGCTGGCGGGCACGGTCCTCATCCTGATTCGATCGTGAGGTCGCCTGCTGCTGCTTCGCCATGTCCGCTTTTTGCGCTTCGACGGCGGCAATCGCGTCATCGGTCGTCTTCATCTCCTGCATGATCGATAGCTGGGAGTTGAGGGCGTCGGCGACGGGACCGGCAGCGATGGACGCGATCTCCTTTTGGGCGTCGGCGAGATCGCCGGTCCCCTGGTTGATCGCTTCGATACCGTGCGCCCATGCGGTCGTCAGTTGCGCGGTCTCGGCATAGGCATCATTGAGCGCCGCCGTCTTTTGCAGATCAGTCGCGTCCGGTGCGAGTTTCTTCTGCTCGACCTGGGTCAGGATCGGCAGGAGCGTCGTGAACTCTTGCTGGACGGCACCGAGGTTGCGCGCGTCAATGCCCTTGAGCGCCTCGTTATAGGAGAGTTGCGCCGTCGTTGCCTTCGTGATCGAGGCCTGGAGCGTCTGGAAGTCGGCGAGCGCCTTCGCGGTCGCTGCTTGCGCGCCGGGGGAGTTCGGATCGGTGAGATTGACATTGCCAACCGGCGGCACCGCCGCGCCGGACGGCCCGATGGCAGTGCCCGCACCGCCGCCGGGGACACCGGGGACACGAATGAAGTGCGGGTTGTCCTGATCCCAGACCGGCCCGATATGCACGTCTTGCCGATTGTCCGCCGCCGTGCCGATCTGTTGATTGCCACCCATGTAGATCGCGGCATGGCCGCGCGCATCACCCGCGTTCTCGTAGTAGACAATGTCACCCGGTTGCGCCTGCGCGCGCGGCACCTCGAGACCCTGCTGCTGCGCGACGACCAGCGCCTGTGCCGCCGTGCCTTCATTCTTCCCGGTTGCGCCGCGTCTGCCGAGAATGCTCTGGATCGTTTCCTCGACAAACTGTTCGCACCATTCCGCGAGATCGGTGCGACCGATGCTCTGCATCGCCTTCTGGACGATTTGCGCGCCGACCGTGTTGACGACCTGATCGGGTGTCGTGCCGGGAGTGGCCGCGCCGCTGCCGAGCGCCGCAGTGACACCAGGGAGATACGACTGCAAGTCTTTGTAGTAGGTGGGATCGGAGGCGGAATAGCCGCCGTAGTTCGCGACTCCCGCCTGGACATTCCCACCCTGCGCGGCGATGTGACCAGCGAGAATCTTCGCGCCTTGCTCGATCTGATACTGGATCGCCTGCTCTGACGTGCCGCGTAGGAGATTGTAGTCGAGGTTGCCGTGTGCAGGCGGATAGACTTGCGTCAGGCCCGACGCGCCACCGGACGGATTGACGATCCCCGGCGTGCCGGACGACTCGTGCATGATGATCGCGGCGAGCAGGTAGGGGTCAATGTGATACTGACTCGCCGCCTGATCGATGTACGTCTTCCACTGGGCGATCTTTGCCGCGTCACCGTGCGGCGTCATCGTGCTGCCGCCGCCGCCGCCGAGATCGCTCTGCGCGCCACCCCCCGGCTGGTAGAGGGTGCCACTGCCGTAGGGTCCGCCGCCGGTGCTGCGGATGGTCGTGGGCCGCGCGTAGCCCGTCTGACCGGAGAGATCGACGCCCCCGGCCACCCCGGCACCCGGTGAGAATGAGTTGCTCGCCGCGATGTCGGTGGTGACTTTGACTTTGATCTCGCGCGGTTCATTGATCCATTTGTCGAGATCGCTCTTTGCTTGCGCCACCTCCGTCTTGACATCGACGCGAATCTGGCGTGTGCCACCGGCGGTATCCGCCATGCTCCGCATCAGCTTGTCGGCTTCGCGCAGATCAGGCATGTTCTGCGCCATATTCGTCAGGTCGCCCGCCTGATTCGACTGGAGTTGGTTGCGCTCATAGTTGATGTTCGCGAGAACGGTCGGTGCCTGCTGGAGCAGTTTCTCCTGCTCGGGCGTGGCGATGCCCGCCTTCTTCGCGTCCTCCGCCGCCTTCTGGGCATCCTTCCACTTCTTCTCGAGATCGGAGAGCATCTTGATGCGCTGATCGGTCTCGTCGAAGAGATTCAGGTAGCCGTTGAACGACTCGGATGCCGCGTCGGTCGCGTCGGCAACCGCCTTCCACTCGGAGGCGATCGCCGTCAGATTGGTGAGCGCGGTCGAGGATTGGCCGATCGCCTCGTAGGCGGCGCGCGCCTGCTCGAGCGCGGGTGCCGCTGCCGCCAGCCCGGAGAAGCCTTTCGAGAGGTCGATGCTCGAGATGGCTTGCTTCGCCTGAGTCGCCGCCGCGACCGTGTCTGCGAGCCACTGCTTTTGTGCCTGCGAGGCCTCCTGTTGGGCCTTCGTCAGTTCTTGCTGCTGGAGCTTGAAGGCGTCAGCGATCAACTTGATCTGATCGGCGTCGGACTTACTCGTCCCCTTCAGACCGGCCATGATGTCCACGGGCGGGGCCAGCCCGGTCGAGGACGCCTGCTGGCGAATCTCATCCGCCTGCTTCTGCATCGCCTCCGCTTGCTGTTGGTCCTGAACGATCTTCTTCTTTTGCGCCTCGGCCTGATCCTCGATATCCTGGGTGAACTCGCGATAGAGCTTCTGGAAATCTTCCAGCGTCCCGTGCGCCTTGATGAACTCGTCCTGCATCGAGCCGATCGCCGCTTCGGAGGTCTTGACGGTCTGATCGACATCCGCCGTCGTCGTCGTCCGCTTGAGGGCAGCGGTCGCCTGATCCTCGTACTTCTTCAGACCCGCCGTCGCGTTCGCGAGCAACTGCTCGGGGTCAATCTGATCCTTCGCCGCTTTCGTCTGGTCGATGTTGGCCTGAATCGCTGCCGTGACCTTGCTATCGAAACTGCCAAAGCCGCCGCCCCAGGTGGACAGGTTCTCGACCACCCGCTCCTGCGTCCGGTCGAGTTCGTTGAGCCGGTCCTGCAAGGCGGCATAGCGGCGCTCGGCCTCCTCGGGTCCGGGCCATTCCAGTGCGCCCTCGACGAAGATGTGCAGTTGCTTCTGCTGCGCGCGCTGCTGCGCCTCCCGCTCCTGATCGTCGAGGTATTTCGTCACCTGATCGGCCAGCCCCGCGCCGATGAAGGTCGGGATAGCGATCATCGAGGCGACCTCGGCGACGGGGGCAACGGCGGCAAGTCCGGAGGCGAGGCCACCGCGCGCCGCGTTGACACCGCTCTGGATCGGTGCGCCGACCGAACCCTCGAGCCGCACCTGCTCCTTCGCGGCGGCGAGTTGGCGCTGTGCCGCAGCGTCCTGCTCGGCGGCGACCGTCTCACCGCGCAGGGCGGCGATCGAGCGCGTCAGGCCAGCGGCAAACGCATCGGAGACGGCGGTGATCGCCTTGACACCGACGGCGATCTCCGCGAGCCGGACACCGAACTCGAGGACGCCTGCGGGGATATGCGAGAAGAGCGCGAAGACCGCTTCGACGGCACTGAGCAGTTGCCCGACTTCCTCGGTGATCGCGGCGAACGACTCCTTGAAGTTGGCGGTCTGGACATAGTTGGCGATCTGATCGAGGCCGGTGGAGAGTTGGTCGAACAGCGGCTTGCCGATGTCCGCCATCTCCATCGAGAGCGCGTCCTTGAGGTTCGAGAGCCGACCGAGGAGCGTCTTCGATTGCGCCTCCATCAGCCCGCCGAAGCGCTCGTTCATGCCGGTCGTCAGGGCGTCCATCGCCGTCGCGGCATCGACCGTACCAGCGGTCACCTGCTTCATCGCACCGGCGACATCGGTGCCCAGCGTCTTCGCGAGCATCTGGTAGGCAGGGATGCCCGCCTCCGTCAGTTGCCGCAAGTCCTGCGCGTTCGCCTTCCCGGCACTGGAAATCTGGCCGAAGGCCATGACCACCCGTTGGAGCACGTCCGTGCTGCCACCGACACCGGCGACGGCGTTGCCGATTGCCGTCAGGTCGGGGATGACATCGTTCGCCGCGATCCCCATCGCCATCAACTGCTGCGACAGTTTCGTCAGGTCGCCGAACTGGAACGGCGTTGCCTGGGCGAAGCTTTGCAACTGCGCCAGGAAGGCGTCCGCCGACTGCGCCGAGCCGAGCATCTGCGTGAAGGCGATCCGGGTCTGCTCCAGTTGGGAGTTGAAACCGACGATCGCCTGACCGGCGGCACCGACCGCGTTCTCGAACAGCCGGAAGAACTGATACCCGGCGCTGTAGGCGGCGATGTTTTGCAGCTTGCCCATCAGCGAGTCGGTCGCGGCTTCCGCCTGCGTCGTATCGACATTGATCTTGAGGAGGCGGGTCTGCGCCGTCAGGATTTGCGTCTCGCGCTCGATCTGCTGGTAGCTGCGCTGCACCTGCGTGGTATCGGCCTCGATCCGGATGCCGACACGCTCCGCCTGAAGGCGCGCGAACTCGTTGCGGAGGCCTGCCAGCTTCGCGCGCGCCGCCTGATCGTTGAAGTCGATCTCGCTGGTTGTCTTCTCTCGGGCAAATTCGTCGCGTTTCTGCTTGATCCGATTCAGGGCTGCGGTCGCCTGCGTATCGTCCGCGACAAACCTGAGGGTGATCTCGGTGCCTTCTGGCACGACTGCCTACCAATCTCTTTCCATCATCGCGTCCACGTGCGTGGCGCTCGTCGTCGCGCCGTCGTTGTAGGTCTGGGCGCGCGCCAGCACGGAGGGCGAGAGATTGCCCGCCGCGAAGTCGGCGAAGTTGACATCAAGCGCACCGTCGTCGGCAATCGAGCGCGCGCGCCGGAAGATACCGGTGATCTTGCCGTCCGCGTCCGTGCTGCCGTAGAGGGTGTAGAAGTCGTAGAGTTCGTCCTGCTGCCACTGTGGCAAGTCTAGGATCTCGTGTCCGAGTCGTCCGAGACGGTCTGCAATGACAAA